AAGTCAGCGTCAACAGTAGCAGCATCAGATCAGTTTAAGAAAGAAAAGCGTTGGGCAGATGCTCGTAATGATGATCCAACACCAGGAGACTGGATCTATTTTGATTTTCCAGAAGATGGCGTAAATCGTATTTCACATGTTGGTCTTTGCATTAAGAACAATGGCGATGGAACAATCCAAGTTATTGAGGGAAACACTTCAGGAACTGCAAAGGGAGACCAGCGCAATGGCGGAATGTGCGTAGAGAAGACTCGTGCATATGTAAAGGATAACAAGAAGAAGTTAGTTAACGCAGTTGTTGGTTGGGGTCGTCCAGTTTATGCTGGAGAAGAAAATACTCCACTACTTAATAAGTTGTCTGCTTCAAATATTGATATCAATGATCGTTCTGATTATATTCAGTTAGATGCTAAGCCAAAGAAGCCAGCACCAAAGGCTATTAAGCCAGCAGGAAAGAAATCTTCTGGTGGTGGAAGCAAGGCGCTAAGAGTTGAACTATAATGGAATCAACTAAAAGAACACTATTAAAGACAGCAAGTTGGGAAACTTTTCACCTTGTAGGAGTTGCTGGTGTTATTTATTTGTTCACTGGTGAGTGGGAGTACGCAAGTCTTGGTGCTCTCATTTACATCGGTTGGGAAGCACTTGGATATTTTCTACACGAAAGAGTCTGGGCTAAATTTGGAAGCAAGGTAAAATAATGAAATTTAAAATTATTAAGTTTGTTGCAAATNTTTTAGGCTATCAACTTGGTAAGCAATTTTCAAATTCACCAGTCTGGATGTTAAAAGAAAAGAAAAAATCTAAGTAAATGGCATTGTACGAATACGACTGTATGCCTTGCGGTAAAAGGTATACCAAAGAAAGATCTATCAAAGACAACGATCCAGGGTATGATTGTGAAACTTGCAATCTACCGCTGGTTCGTGTATACTCTAATGTAGGAGCAGTATTCAACGGTAGTGGATTTTATTCCACTGACAACAGAAAGCGGTAGTATAATGTTTACAATGATTAAAGATGAAGTAAAGCAAGAGTGGCAGTTATCTCCAAAAGATCGCTGTGATAAATGTAATGCAGAAGCCTTGGTCCAGGTAACTGGAATTCCTGGAGACTTGCTATTTTGTGGTCATCACTATAATTCAATTATGTCTACCCCAGAAGGATATAAGGGTATGATGTCGTTTATGATTAGTGTTGTAGATGAGCGTGAAAAGTTGGTGGAAAACAGGGCAAAGGGAGAGTCTTATTAATGTATGAATACTATGTAAGAAAAGTAGAAAATATTGTTGATGGAGATACTATCGATGTCCTTATTGATTTAGGGTTTGATATTTTGTTTCAGTCCCGTGTGAGATTGGCTGGTATTGATACCCCTGAGTCTCGCACTAAAGACCTTAAAGAGAAGGCCCTTGGTCTTGAGTCCAAGGAGTACTTAAAGAAGGCTCTAAAGGATGCTAAGTCGGTTGTGATTAAGACTGAGAAGATGGATTCATCTGAAAAGTATGGTCGCATTTTAGGCTGGGTATATGTAGATGGAAACACCGTATCTCTTAATGATATGATGATTAATGATGGATATGCCTGGGGATATATGGGTGATACAAAGGTTAAAGACTTTGATGCACTTGCAAAAGCCAGAAAAAAGTCTGGCAANTAGCGTGGGACTTCAAGAAGANGCAATGCTTGAGCATTTAATGCTTCAGGGTGCTGTTGAATTCCAAGGTATTGATGATGTAACTGGCGAGATGCTGTATTCTATTACAGATAAAATGAAGGAAGTTAGTCCAGATATCTATGAAGAATTAAAAGATCAATATGAGCATCATATGTTTCAATTGATTGATCAAGGTCCTACAAGAATGACTTGGAAACTACGCTAATGAACTTTAAAGACGAAGATGACGCTATAGATCAGTTAATTTTATCAGGAGCACTTGAAGTTGCTGGTATAGATATTGAGACTGGAGAGCCAATGTATAATTTTACAGAAAAATTAATTGAGGTTAGCCCAGAGTTGCATAAAGATGTTTCTTTATATTTTTCTCGTGAAACTATGGCTCTGTGGAGCGATGGGTTTTTAAATATGGATGTGACAGAAAAGAATCCCATAGTTACTCTTACGAAAAAGGCATTGGATGATGAAGAGGTTTCAAAACTGAGCAAAGAAAGCCAAAGAACCTTAAAAGAAATAATTAGGGTTATTTCTTCAGATAAGTAGTATAATTGTTCTGGAGGAACTATGGAATATTTTCTTGGATCTGCAATAACTATGATAGCCATGTTTGTGACAACAAGGCTTATTTCTTTTAATAAAGTTAACAATAAAAAAGATATACCAAGGTATAGTCAGAGTCATATTCATATGTTGATCCTGCCTTTACTTCCAGAGATCAGAAAATATAAAAAGAAAATGATTACTCAGTCTAGCAAGCACGAAGAAAGAACAAATGTAAAGGTTGTTATTATGGATAACAAAGCATACTTTATAAAGAACGGGACTTTCTATTGTGCAGATATGCACGGGACNGAGATAGATGGAGCCAATGCAACATCAGTTGACACAATGGCTATGGATAAGGTACAATTAGATAAGATGCTATTTATAATGGATCAACTTAGAGATGGGAAGAAAGATGATAGTGGGGATTCAAGGGACCAGTAGTTTTAATGACTACCAGGTTTTTCTTAGAGCCATGGCAGTTACAATGTCTTCTTTGAAAGAAGAAGATCCGTATTTCTATATTTACTCTGCAGGACCAGCAAACATTAACTCTATGGTTATGGAATTTTCAAATCTTTCAGAGCGTGGTCTAAAGGCTCGTGGTAAAAAGATTAAGTACCAGGCTGTACCACCATCTTGGATAGAAGAAAATATTTTAGATGTAAACTACTTTGCTTTTTTGAGCAAAGAAAGAGAACAGGTTTCTAAACTTGTTGATGAAGCAAAAAATAACAATGTCGAATACGGCATTTTCCGATACTAACAGAAAGAAAAACAATGCAAATTAAGTCATTAGAACAAATGGAAAAGATTGTTAGTTCAAACAAGTCTCTACTATGGGATGGATGGACAGTAGTAAACTCTTATCCTTCTGAGAAGGGTAGAACAGCCCCACAGGGGGCATTTGTAGATGGTAAGTGGCATCTACAGCGTCGTTTTGTACCTTCTAAGAATGGATGGGATATACCAGACAAGTTTGTGAGTTAATATGCCAAAACACGAATGGAAAGATGATGCATTGTGTTTGGAATATGACACTAACTTATTCTTTGATAAATACGAAGATGATGAATTACTAAGACCAGCAATAGATAAACTTTGCTCTATGTGTCCTGTGTCAAAGATGTGTTTTGCTGTTGGAGTTTCCCAAAAAGAATGGGGGATTTGGGGTGGTGTTTACCTTGAAGGTGGACAGATATCTAAAGAGTTTTCAAAACATAAATCTAAATCAGACTGGGCAAATACCTGGCAAAGATTAACAACGGAGCAATAATATGTATACAGATTCAATGAGACGAGCATTTCACTCACTAAAAGGTCCTGATGGTTTTCAACTTCAGATAATTGATCACGACAATTTTCTAACAGTAAAAGCAAGTGAAAAACAGTTTATGAGACTTTCTGGAGAAGAAAGAAAACAGGCTGTAGAGTATATGGTTCGTACAAAGAAAGCACTTGAAGAAAATGGTGCGATTGTTTTATTGGTTAGAGAAGGTGGTAAAGAACTATGATTGAATTTATAGCATTTGCTTTATTTATTATATTATTTTTTATGTTAGTATTTAAAAATGTACAACTAAAAATAAAACTTTCTTCAACAACTGTAGAACTTCTAAAAGCACACATAGACAAAACTATCTTGTCTGAAAAGTTGTCTGAGATATCTATTGAAAATGATAAAAAATCGGATCCTTCATCAGAGGCATTCTTAAAATTTGTTTCAGATTCCAGAGACTGGGCCTATCAATATATAGATGAAGTTCAAGAAGGTTTAAATAAGTTTATTACTGATATTGAGCCTGAGATAGTTTACTTTGACGAGTATGGGGTAGTTGGTAGCGCATATCCACACTACTATTCAATGAAGAAAATTTCTGAGGCATACAAAGAATTAAAGAGTCTTTTGCCAGCAGATTATGGTAAAATTGAGTAGTGATAATACTAAAGGCTGCCAAAGGATCTAACAATCTTAACTTTCATATATGTGAAGAAGAGTTTTGTGAAGATGATAGTACAAAAATATGGGCAAGCAATGAAAGCAGAATCGTAGATCTATGTGATTTACATTATAATCAAGCAAGGGGCTTAAAATGAAAGACATTGTTCTATCAGTATTAACAGGTTTTGGATGTGGCGTAGTATTTGCTGCATTCAAATTGCCAGTACCAGCACCACCAGTTTTTGCGGGAGTCGCAGGAATTATTGGTCTATGGATTGGCTTTACAGTACTAACTAAATTCATATCCTAGGAGGAATAAAATGAATGAACAAATTAAAGCAGTACTAGCGTCATACGGAAGATCAGTTCTTGGAGCAGCAACAGCGTTGTATGCATCTGGAGTAACAGATCCACAGACACTAGCATACTCACTACTTGGTGCACTTGTGCCAGTAATTTTGAGAGCAGCAAACCCATCAGACACAGCGTTTGGCAGAATGCCATCTGTAGAGGATGTAGACAAGGCAGTTAAGTCTGCTAAGGTAGTCAAGAAGGCTGCTAAGAAGGCTCCTGCAAAGAAGTCTACTCGTGGCGGTGGCGGATCGAAGCCTCACACAAATACTCTATAACATATAGAATAAGATTAGCAGGCTTGTTATTTGACAGGCCTGCTTTTCTATGCTATAATATTTATACCTGCCCAATAGGGGGGAATTAACTTATTCGCTTGAAAGGGGAATAAAATGGTAACAAAGTATGCTATGGATCTATTCAATGATCCTTTTTTTATTGGCTTTAACAGAGAGTTAAATCGCCTAAACACTGCACATAAAACAAACTCACAATCGTATCCTCCGTATGATCTTATCAAACTAGATGAAGATACATACAAGATTTCGCTGGCTGTTGCTGGTTTTTCTAAGGAAGATATTGATGTGTCAGTAGACAATGGAACACTCATTATTAAGGGTGACATTGTTGAGGTTACAGATGCAGAAGTAGTTCATAAGGGTATCGCAGGAAGAAAGTTCGTAAGATCTTTTGCCTTGGGAGAGTATATGGAAGTAACTTCTGCAGAACTTAAGGATGGAATGCTACACGTCAACGTAGTTCGCATTGTCCCTGAAGAAAAGAAACCCAAGTCTATTAAAATTAAGTAGTATAATAGATAACATTCCGCTATGAGACTTTAAAAGGTTTTACAACGGATGCTCTTATGAGAAGAGAGTTAGCAGGAGTTGAATCTTCGTGGCTAATAGACCTGAGCAGTCGTCTATAAACTGCTCATTTTCTATGCTACAATATAGTTGCCCCACACAGGACCTTAGTGATGGATTAGTTACCCATTGGATAGAGACCGTGGCGCAAGTCAGGTGAATTGCTTGTGTGGGGCCTAAAATTTGGCGGTATAATAATATCAATGACTGACAAAGAGTTGGAAAGTTATAATAAGCAAGAGTATAAAAGAAAACTTGCTAAGATAAAAGAGGATTCTGGCTGTGTAGATTGCGGTGTTGGCAACCATATAATCTTAGACTTTGACCACATAAGAGACAAAAAATACAACATATCAAGGATGATCCACGATGGGTTTTCCTGGAAGGCTATCAAGAAAGAGATAGAGAAGTGCGAAGTGGTTTGTGCCAACTGCCACAGGATAAGAACTCATAACAGATTAGCCAGTTAATTGTGGTATACTAATATTATGACAAGTCTATACAAGAGCGAAGCCTCTATATCCACATCAGCCACACCAGAGACCCCATCAGACTCTATTAATCCAACAGTTGGAATGAGAAAGCCTGGACCACTAACAGGTGGAAAGAAAAAGAAAAGATATCGTGGTAGCAAGTCAATAGACACAGCAACACTACTAAAAGATATGGTTGTCGAAGGTGACTTTGTTATTGTTACATCAGAAGATGAAACCTATATAGGAATTGTTCAGTATGTTATGACTGAGGGAATGTTTGGAGTTGCATCTTCTGAGTATGCTCTTGAAGCATCTGCTGAAAATCCAGTAATCTTAGTTCGTACTCTTGAACTTGAAGAAGATGAAGGGGCTTGGGAAGAATCAGAATATTTGATAGGTGCAGAATCAAAGATGGTTACTAAGATAGAGCCACTACCATTAATAGTAGAAACTGAAGTTATTGAAAATCAATCTCAAGATTCCGAAGTAGCAATGGCAATGTATGATTCATCAATTGGCAAAATAGATTGTTGTCCAGAAGAAATTTCTAAACAAGCACCGTGCTGGGATGGTTATGTACAGCGTGGAATGAAGCCAGGAGAAAATGGTAGACCAGTTCCTAATTGTGTTCCTGCTGCAAAAGCAGATGACCTGTGGGAAGATGATGACACAGTTGAGTATGATACAGATTCCGTTGCAAAGGCTGAAGGTTATTCGCCACCAGCAGGAGCAAGATCTGCTGCTCGCAGAGCAATTAAGTTTAAAGAAGATGGTAAGGCCACAGGTGCAGGAACTGCAGTTGGTTGGACTCGTGCAGGGCAGTTAGCAAGAGGAGAAACTCTATCTCTTAGTACTGTTAAGAGAATGTTTTCATACTTCTCACGTCACGAAGTAGACAAAAAGGGTAAGGACTGGGGAAACACAGCAAACCCATCTAATGGTTACATTATGTGGTTAGCATGGGGCGGAGACGCAGGATTCTCCTGGTCAAGAAGAATTGTTGAGTCTGAAAGAAATAAATCTTTGTTTGCTGATTTTGGCAAGGACTATACAAGATCAACAACTAATGTATTTAGAACAGAGGAATAATGCCAAAGAAAAAAGCATCAGCGTTTAATCCAGTTCAGATNAAAGATGGATGGATTGTNAGACTATATAAAGATGGTCGTATTAANTCTAAGATTGCACCATACGAACCAAAGCATCCTAAAAAATAAAGTACCCCTGGCAAGAATCGAACTTGCGACGCATGGCTTAGAAGTCCATCGTTCTGTCCACTGAACTACAGAGGTGTGGTACACCAGGTAGGACTTGAACCTACGATAACCGAATTATGAGTTCGGGGCCTTAACCAACTTGGCTACTGGTGCCTACTAATATAGTATACTCGTAATGTGCTTGCCAGTCAAGTACATCTTTTTCATCATTTAACAATGGTTGGCCTTTAATGTTTAAACTAGTATTCAGTAAAATTGGAACTCCAGTTTGTAAATAAAATTTATTTAAAACTTTGTATAGACCAGGATGCTGCTCCTTTGTAACAGTCTGAACTCTGGATGTACCGTCAGCATGAACAACAGATGGTATTTTTTCTGGTTGTAAACATTTAACTGTATACTGCATATAAGGGCTTTCAAAATCCATATCAAACCACTTAGAAGCGTGTTCAGCCATAACTACTGGAGCAAATGGTCTAAACAATTCTCTTTGTTTAATTCTATTAACCTTATTTTTAATGTTGGGATCTCTTGGGTCAGCAAGGATGCTTCTATTGCCTAATGCTCTTGGACCATACTCTGCTCTACCTGCTGCTA